ACTCACTCTGTTCAGACTGCTCATACTGGCGCATCCTGGCCTTGTGCTCAGCCTCTTCCATTTTGATGCGTGCTTCATGAGCTCGCTGGTCCATCTTCAATCGACGGCTCTGCACCCAGTAGTTCAAGAACCATGTGGCAGCAACCCCGATGATGCCAGCTATAGCTGCCCACTCGGATATGCTAAGTGCTCCGACAAGGAACGTTCCGCCTGCAGCCGTATAGCTCACGCTTGTGGTTACTTGTTCTGGCATTTGTCTTTGTCCTGTTTGCATACTTGAGCCTCCCGCCACTTGCGGTATCGCTGCATATCCGTATCGCATAACTTTAAATCTGTGATCAGCTGCAGCGTGTACTGCAGGTGATCACTGTTGGTCTTACCGTCAAATGGCTGTACTGGGCAGCCCGTCGCCAGGAAATTTGATGGTGGCAACAGCGTGACTGTATGTGTCACCGTGACTGTCCGAACTTCGACTGGCTTTGTTGAGCAACTGGCCAGCAGCATCAGGCAAGACAGCAGCAGCCCACGCACGAGTTGGGTCATGTTCAGATACCTTCAGTTGATTAGCGTTGAGCATCGCAACCTGGTGCTGGTCACGGATAATAGTTTCGTTCTGCTGGTGCTGAGTATTTAAATCAGCAACCAACAGACCTTCAGCAATTGCAGTTTCAGTCTGACGATTCAGAGCTTTAATTTCTAAAGCCATACCATCAACTTCCAACTGCTTATTTGAAAGTTGCATGGACTGCTTATCAATGACTGCAGCTTGAGCGGTGGTTTCGGCCTGAAGGGATGCAACGTTCCAGCCCAGCGCGGCGATTGCGATTGCTGCCGCAGCGAATAACACTTGGGTCAACATTTTCATTTAGGTAAATCCTTGAGGCACATCTTTCGCTCAGCTGCACGGCGTGTGCGTAATCCGTTGGACTCTTTGCCCTTGATGTACACCCAACGCATCAACTGATTACAAGCCTCATAACTAAGGCCTGCGTTTAGTAAGTTCAGCAAGGTTGAGCGCTTAAATGATTGGATGCCAACGTTGTAGGTAAATGACAGGTAAGCGGCGTGCTCTCCCTGAGTCAGGTTAACTTTGATAACAGACATAAGTTGCCGATTGTGCTTGTCCAGATCAGCAACCAGTTGAGCCAGGCATTCGTCATCGTCGAATGTCTGCCCTAAAACAAGTTCGGGGCCTGTGTGGCCATAGCAGCTGCTCAGTATTTGGGCGGGGTCGATGTAGACCTGATTCACCTTTCCTTCATGTGGGGCAACAAGTATCGCACCAGATAAAGCGACCGCACTGGATAAGCCAGCAGCCAGCAATTTACCGTGGAGATTCTTCATATCGCACCAATAAAAAGCCCCAGCACATGGCCGGGGCGAAGTAAGTTAATCAGCAATCCAGGGGCAACAAAAAACCCGCCTTGTGAGCGGGTTTTTGCTTAGCCATTTCTGACCAGCTTAGAAAATAATAGCCTATTTCAATGGCAAAAAAACGGTAAAAAATTACCGGTTTTCATTTTTTGTGGCCTGCCGGCCTCAAAAATGAGGCTTTTTGAAAATAAATCTGCTGTTCGTCGCAAAAACTGGGTTATTTTTGATTTATTTCGATTTATCTGTTGTGTTGCCATATAGTATATACTATATTTGACTAATCGGCAGCGAGCTGATACCGCCGGGGCGGAACCCCGAATCCTGATTGGAGCAACATCATGACTACTCAAAACGAAATCGCAACACGTATCAACGATTTACTGAAAGACGCTGGCATTGACACTTTTACCGCGCATTTAAGCTACGGCGAAATCGCTAAAAAAATGGAACAAGCGGCCTGTTCTTTAGAAGGTTTTGCCGAAGCCTGCTACGACCAAAACAAAGTTGGCGAACTGGTGGAAGCATTAGCTCTGCCTGCAACTGAAACCGATATGGCTACCTGGGATATTGACAGTGACGAATGGCGCTCAGCCATTGAGCAGGCTCTGTTGGCCAAGGCTTACGATGTAATTTACGACGACGTAGTTGCTGCTGAAAATGACTGGTATGACGCCGAGTAACGCAACTATTCATTTAAGCGTACCAGCGGAGCTAAAAGGCCGCTGGGTACGTGCAAGCCGAGCCGCCGGAATGCGTCTCACGGATTTCATCGTTAATGCTGTGGAGGATTACATGCAGCGCCAGTTAGCCAACATCTCGATCCCTGATACTGTGAGTTTTTCAGATTTAAAGCTGGCCCGTGACGCAGATGGCATGGTGTCGTTCGATTGGTCGCCAATTGAAACCATTTGCCATGGCAGTAACTTGCCGGTTGAAATTTTACGCGAAGGCCCAGAAGACAATGTCAGCGGTCTAATTGTCGCCTGGTATCAGCATCACTTGGCCGCTGGTGGTGACCATGACGCAGTGGCTGACGACTTGATTGCAGAGGCGATGGCAGAAGAAGCGCGTGGGCAAACTGTAAGCCACGCGCCTGGGAGGGCGTAATGACAGATTTGACCGCCCAGCAGGCGGCAACACAGCGCCAAAACGCTGCCAGAGCAACAAAACCTAAACTGCCAGTCATTTTCCTGACTGGCGAAGAGGCTGTTATCCGTGACAAGCTGGTGGCGATTTACGGCAGTCAATCTGCTGCTGTAAAAGCCGCCATGATACTGCTGGCTGAAAAGCACGGTGTGGCGTAATAAGTGGTGTGGCGGCTTGGCCTCACTACATGAGACCAAGCAACGCAGACTCTGCGTGCTGCAAATGCAGGCTGCGCTGCATTTTTCCAGACACGGCCTTTTTATAGGCACGCGTTATGGCTATGCGGTGAGCTTCAGGTAGCTTTGATATGGCAGCATCAATCTCATCGACCCAAGCTGGCGTATGACAGCTGTCGCTATAATGTGCGAACAGGTGCTTAGTGGAGCTGGCCCAAATACCTGTCTTTAACACTTCGCAGCAGCGCTCCGTCGACGAAGAACTTGAATATCCAACTCCGTACTCTTTTGATCCCCAAAACCTACCCCACGCCCTTAACTGCGTCCTGAGTTCTTTTATCGTCATGCTGCACCGCCGCTTTGTTTTTCTAATTCGTCTCTGGCCATCACGATGGCATCAATCAATGGTACTCGCAAAATGTCCTCACATATTGCCTGTACATGACCAAAGTGCGGATCGCGACGCTGCTTTTCCCAGTTTCTCAGCGTCTTTTCAGTGATGCCATACTGAAAGCTCACTTCGCTTTGGCTAAATTGCCTGTATAGCCGCACCGTTTTAATGATGAACCCACCATGCAGCATTTCGCTGGCTGGCACCTCTGGACACTTCACTACAAAGTCCTCCACCGCTGAAGCCAGCGGTAGGCCAAAATGCTGCAGGCAATTCCAAGCGAACCACCCAGGCCTGATGCAAAGTACGCGGCAAATGGTTCTGTGCTGTGGGCTGCTACCCGGGAGAAGATGAACTGACTGGCGCTGATCCCCCAACTGATAGTAAACGCCTTCATAATGGCCTGGTCACGCACGAACTGGCTGCTGAGTCCCAACAGAAACACGTTACAAAACGTCGACACGAACATCAGCAGCAATTGCATCATGCACCAACCCCACAATGCACCCAAGGCAGGTTGGCCACTGGCTTACCGTTAAACGCAATCATGGCAGCATCCCGGTTATCGCCATTTGTTTTGCCAGCCCAACCGGTTAGCCGGCAAAAGCTTTCATTAGTGTGGATCTTACCGCTCAAACCGCGAGGCAATGGATTTACCATGTTCACGCGCAGCCCCGCACTTACCAAGCGTTCCAACAACTGCTTGGCCACTACCTTACAGGCTCCCACGTTTTGGGCGATTTTAAGCATTTGTTGCCGGCTGGTGCCCGGGCGCTGGTAAATGGCCGAAACCCGATTAACGTCTTCTAACTTGATCAGCAGCTTGCTGAGTTTGGCCTCAATCGTTAATCGGCTGACCAACGCATCAGTATCCAGGCTACCCATCATGATAATTTTTGTGCCGGACAAGATGGCAACACCATGCTTTTTTGAGTCCGGGTCTATGCCCACTACCAGCATCTTTTTACCTCTTTAAATTGTTCGCCTAGTACAATTCACAACTCGCCTGTAACGCATATAAAATAAGGCGTTGCGGCGAATCGCTTATTTCGCCAATACCTGTGTGGTACCTGTGGCAAATAGCCAGTTATGGTACGTTTCAAGCGCGGCTAACTTCACATCCAATGCACTCGCCCTGATGTACACCGCATCCAACCCTTTCGGTTTGTGGTTAATCAGTCGCTCTGACACCCAGTAATCAATACCCAATTCTGCCCAGGCCGACCGGGCGAATTTACGCAGGTCATGCGCGGCCCATTGCTTTAAAGATGCCAACCGGATCTGGTACTGCGCCTGTGCCTCAGTCCACCCCCTGCCAGATTGGTCAAACAGGAATTCACCTTCTGTGGTCGACCGGTGCGCAGTCAGTAGCTGGAACGCCTGCTCAGTCAGCGGCAGCACATGGCTTTCTTCGGTTTTGGTCAGTTCGGCCGGAATGATGATCCGGCGTTGGTCCAGCATGATATGGCGCCAGCTCAGTTGCCGGGTTTCGCCTATCCGGGTACCGAACATCAGCATGAACAACACAAAGAACCGTCGCGGCCACGGCAGCGCAGCAATCTGGTCCAATAGCCGGTCCCTGTCCGACGGCAACAATGCGGCATCCTTGGGCTTTATCCGCTTACTGATGTGCTGCCCAAACAGCACGGCCATCATGGGGTTTACGCTGATGTATTCCAGATCAGCCGCTCGTTTAAATGCCGGCTTTAAGGTGTAAAAGATGTGCCGTATCGTGCTGGCTTTAAGTCCCTCTGCCTGCAGCGGCAGAAAGAACAGGTCATCCACTAGGCCTTTACTCAGTTCAACCAGCCGCACCTTTCCCAGCTTCGGCACCAGGTGTTTGTTAATGTGGCTGCGAATGGTCTTCTTTCTGGCCAGGCTTTTAACTGCCTCAGACAAGCTCCGGTCCCGGTACCATTTCAGCAGCTGGCCAACGGTTTCAAATTTATCTACCCCAACTGCCTGGCCGTCGTTCAATTTCAGCTGGGCGGCCGGTACCGCCGCCAGAGCGTCTTTCGTTTTCACGTCCGGCCAGCGGCCCAGCAAGTGCATGCCCTTTTTGCCGCGGCGGTAGTGCACCAGGTACCAGCTTCCTTTATCGCGCTTTTTGTTAAAGCGCAGCATTAATGGGTGCCGGGTGTCACGCAGTGCCGTTACGGCCGGATCCGCAATGTTTCGGCTGATGGCAGTATCGTTAATGGCGGTGGCCAGCTGGGTCATTACCCCTCCGATACAGGCTTGATCTGGCGGTATTTGTTCAGTGCCTCAATCATCAATGGCACTTTCTTGGGGTCCATTGTGGCCAAGTCACGGTTAATGTCGTCGGTACTTCGAATGCCTTTCCGGCGTTCTGCAATCCACCTGGCCGCGGTCTTTTCAATTTCGGCCTGTGCAGAAGCGGCTGGGTCAGCTGCCAAATTTAACCCGGACTCTGTTTTAACACCTTGATGAGATTTCAGCATGTCGATTGCCCCCCGTATTTATGGCGCCCTTGGCCCATCAAACTTCGCAACTGCATAGCACGCTGGTAGCCAGCGCAATCTTGCGTTGCAACACGGCTGCTCTGCCCTTTTGGTGGCAGTGCTTTAGGTATTTCAGCCAAAAGGTCCTCACCTGCACGCACGCGCCGACTAATCAGTTCGTAGTGATAGGAAAACTGCTTAAACAGGTCCGTGTCAGAACTGGTTTTAAACGCTCGGGTGCCGACGGCTGTCACACAGACATAAACCGCCGGGTGACTCCAGTGATAGTTCCGTCCATAACGGTAATGGCTCACGGCCTCACGGTAAGCGGCCCGAACTTCTGGTAAGTCAAATTCTCCATCCCATCCCTGTTTGTACCATTGGCAAAACTGCAATGGACTGGGCCAGTACTGACGGGAACTCACATCCTTTCTAGCACGCATCAGGCCTTGCTGAACCAGTGCAACATCCAGTACCCCTTGCACCGCCATGGTTTTTAACCACTCTGCTTTAATTGACCCGCGCCGTTCTTCAGAAGGCGCACCTATTGGAAATAAGATCTCCAATTTTTCAAAAACACTGTCGACCAATTTTTGGTGCTCTGGCCTTACCGCATGCACTGCCGCTGTAGGCGCCGCCTGGGTCAGCAACTCAGTTGCTGGCTGGATTAATTGTTGAACCGATTTCATACCAATGGGTCCTCAGGATTAAATGCCTGCTGAGTCCACGAGGCCTGCTCAGACTGAGCCTGGCGCTGGGCCTTTTTCTGCTGGTACAACTTGCCGAGTTTCAACCACTGCTTGCGCAGTGAGTTCGGGCAGAGGATATTCGAGCACCAAAAATCATCGAACTGAGCCAACGTAAACAGGGCCAGAATGTGCTCAGGCTTACGCTGGTCGTGCGTTCGCATCAGGCGGATGGTGTTCGCCCGGCTGGCCAAAACCGATTTACTAGGGCGCCGGTAGTGTTCGGAGTGCCGTTGCTGCAACAAAGCCTCCATTTTTTCCAACACTTCCACGTCAATCGCCTCGCCCCAGTGCTTACCCTGCTGAATTACCGCAGTAGGTCTGGTGATGGTTTCCGTTTGTTCAGAATCACCCGCTGCCGTTTGCGGCGGCGGATCAAGATCATGTTGTATTTGGTTGGTTGTCTTTGGTTGGTTGTCTTTGGTGTCTGAGCATTTGTGTGATAGAGACTGAGCATTTGTGTGATCAGTACTGAGCATTTGTGCGGTTTCTGTGAGCATTTGCTCAGCCTTTTGCTTGACGGCCAACATTCCCTTGGCCTTCGCATCTGCCTTACCTGTGGTGATCACCCATTCACTCACCGCTTTATTTATGCTGACACGCTTCATAATCCCAGCTTTGGCCACAGTAATGATCCACCGATGCTGCAGTTCTTTCAGGGCATTGATAATGCTGTTTTCAGATAGGTCCGTCAGTTCAGCCAAATAGGAATTGGTAACCCTATCCTCAGATTTATTGTACCCATAGGTGCACCGCTCAATTGCTAGTAGCACGCGGAACTGAGCACCTGACAGATCAGACTTCAACTGCATATCCCTGATCTGGTTTGCAATACGCAAAAAACCATTATCCGTGTCAGCAAGCACCTGACTGCCCTCACCCTGTTTCCTCTTGCGGTAACCGTTTAAATCCGCTACATTTTCCGCTGTGGACATTTATTACCTCGTAGTGGTGGTTAGTGTTCAGAGAGGCCTGTTACAGCAGGCCTTTCGCTTATTTAATTCACAGATACCGTATGCAACTCGGCCAGCGGTACACGGAACCCCGCCGCATTTTTGTGGCCGCCGCCACCAAACTTCGCAGCAATCAACGACACGTCAGTTCCATCAGGGTGTGAGCGAAGGCTGTATATTCGGTTTTCGGCTGTGTCGTAGTAGCAGGCAGCAAAGGGTTCACCCTCTGCCATAATGTGGCCAGCATCAGAGCTGAAGAAGTACGGGCAATTGAGTGTGGGTACATCTACACCGGCCACAATTGAGCGGTGCCCGGCGGAACGGATAAGCTCTTTCACGTCTTTAAAATGCTTGCGCTCAATGGCTTCGCCTTCGGCAACAAACTGGTGGTAGCTGCAATCATCTACACACAGGGAATTTACGTAATCCCAGTTGTTAAAGGTGTACTCAAAGCTAAATAAATTTGCCTGAAAGGCTCTAGTCTGTTCGCGCTTGAACTGCCATAAATCACGGTCTTGCACATGCACCACTAAATCACTGGGCCTGTGGTCTGGGTGGTAGTGGTTCCAGGCCATCATGGCGCCGCTCCGCTCCATATCGAACACTGCTGTAACATTACCCGGTAAATCAACCAGTTCAGCCAGTGCACTCTTATGGTGGTCCAGGATCAGCACAGTATTTGCCGTCGCAGCAATTTGCAGCAGCACGTCACGTTTATAGCTGAAGTCCACCATTACCACGTCACGTCCAACGCAATCTGGCGGTGGCTTGCCGTAAACGCCTGGCACAAACTCGGTGTCGGGGTGCTTCTTCCAGACTGCCCAGGCTGCTGTAAAGCCATCAGCGCAGTTGGCATGGTAAATACACAATAAAGGCTGTTTCATATTTTGCTCCGTGAGCTATGTTTTATATGGATGGACGATCAACAAACGCACAGGAGGTGCATATGCTTAGCCGCCAACCCGCTTATTACCGTGATTTATTACAGTCATTTCAGCACCAAGCCCGGCAGGCTTATGCACTTGCCGTATTTGGTGATTACCTCGCTGAACGTTGGAAATACCACCAGCATTCCGGCATGGACGCGGTGTATTACCACCTGTGTTGCAAGCACTGCTGGCCACCGGCACAGGCCCGGGCGCTGTCGGTACCAGACTTGCTGTTTTTGCTACAGGAGGAAATGACTGGCTGGGTGATGCCTGATGCAGCGCTGATAAACGCCTCATTAAATGCAGAGTTATTAGCGCCGTAAGCGCGAACAGGGTTGATGAAATAACCGCCCAAACAGCCAACTCAATAACCGACTCAATAAGGAACGTATAAGGCAGCAAATAGAAGAGTTGAATAACCAGGCACCACGTAGAGAAACGCTCTATTTCGTGCTCCATAGTTCGCATTTCTAACTTGCTGCTCATGCCGTTCCTCGCTTTTTTAATTGTCTGAGCTGGCCGTTGCTTAGCTCCGCAGGTATCGGACATAGCGATAACTGGCCCACGCTTCTCACTGTTTCATCCGGCGTGTCCATGGGAAGACCTTCCGGATACCAGCTCATTGGTTTTGGTGTTTTGTTGGCGTAACCTGACGGCTGAAGAGCTGCGCCCAGAGCAGCAAGGCGATTGCCACCTGCATGTGTCGGAACTCCAGTACCCGTGTTCCTATAGCCAGATAAAACACCAAACCAATAAACTGTTGCCGTCTTTCCGGCTGTCATCAGGTCTCACCGCCCTGA